TTTAAGCGCACATTCATGATGCCAGCGCCAGCAATATTCACTGTGCGTTGTTTGCCGTTCCCACTCGTCTATCGCCTGCTGCATGGTCTTGCGGTCAGTCATGTGTTTTTCTCCATTGCCTTCTTCAACGCTGCTTCCTCCGCTGCTCGTCTTGTCAGCCACTTCATGTAGGAGGCTCTCAAGTAACGGCGATTGCTTGCATCGAACTTGCTGCTCTTTGGCTCGATGTCTGGAGGAGGCTCCAGCAAGGCGGTGCGAATTTGTTCTGCGTCCGCGCCGATCAGCCTTGCGTAGTCTTCGAACGAAGAGGTCTTGCTGAACAGCCAGTCTATGGCTGCGAAGTTCTCCGCACCCGTGGCCTGCTTGCTCGATGCATCCTGGATGGCCTGGGCAGTAATCGCGGCCAGCAGGCGAGCGCAAGCCACTGTCTGTGGGTGCGCGTTGGGGTTTGATGAAATGAAGTCGATCATCCGACAATCCTCCCGCCGAAGTCCTTGCGAATCTCGGCGATGAACGAATCACCGCTGGCGCAGGCAGCGGCATTTGCCAGCAGCTCCTTGGAGCTGTAGACACCATCTTGCTCTGGGTCACCGTTGGCAATGGTCACGCCACCAACGACATAAACAGCCGTCCACTCGTCCGGCCCGTCCTTGCGCTGCCAGGGCACCAGATCAGGGTGCAGGACATGGCTCTCGCAGCCTGTGCGCTGCGCCTCCAGCGGGATCGTGTCATCCCACTTGGCGCAGTGCCAGGTGCTGTCCAACTTGGCCGTGCTGTGAGCGCAGGTGCGGCAGTTCACATGCTCGGTGGTCTTGCTCTGGTGGCAGAAATCATGCGCATCGCAGAACTTGCACTGATACCAAGATGGATCGGTGCTGATCGGTGGCGGCATGCGGTCTTCCTGCGCCAGCAAATAACCACGCCTGATGTACCTCTCGGCAACATCCTTCTCGTAGCGCACGCGCTCGGTATAGATGCGGTCGTCGTCCTTGCAGACCGCCACGTACAAGGCCCGATCAATCTCGGTGCCGTGCATGTAGAGCTGCATCTGGACAAAATGCTCAGGCTTGGCACTGGCCACCGAGCCAGCCTTGAGCAGGTCGTCGAATGACTTCTTACTGTGCGTCTTGAACTCGGCAACATGGCGCTTCTTTGGCGCTTCTGGAACTCCAGACTCGATGATGGCGTCCAGGCTGCCGGACACATGGCAGCCAAGGTCTACCCTGGTCTGCTTGCCCGATGTGCTGCGAATGTCCATGCCAATGGCTCGCAGGTCGCTGATGATGTTGGCCTCCTCGAGCTGGCCACGCCTGAACAGGCGCAGGATTCGGCCTGGAAACTTCGGCTGCACAGCCCAGCGAAAACTCAGCCACAGCCAGCGGTCGCAAGCGTGGCCAAGCTGGCTGCAGCCCATGTGGCCCCTTGGCTGCTCAGCTTTTGCTTCGTGCGCTTTGTCAATCAACGCCTGGATGGTATGCTCTGACTCGGGTATCTTCATGCCCGTCTCCTTTTGGTAGTTGCCACTTCAGCCCCAGCCTCGCAAGAAGCTGGGGCTTTTTCTTGCTTACTTCTTAACCCACGGAGGGCTGGCCTTGGCCGGTGCAGACGCTGCTGCCGGAGCTGCTGCTGGTGCTGCAGCCTTAAATGCTGCTGGTGCTGCGGCACCGTTGATGGCGCGGTAGGCCTTGACCTCGTTGCTGGCCTCGTAGGTCTTGCCGGTCTTCTCATCCGTGCGCGCTGACCGGATCGACAGCTTGATGTTCAGGTTGCCGCCGATCAACTGGTCGGTGTCGGTCACCTTGGCTAGGCCGACCGCACGCATGATGTCGCCAAGCTGCTGACGGCCAATCTCCTCGGCCTTTGCGCTCGCGTTCTTGATGTTGAGGTTTGAAAATATCACCCGACCTTGGTGGCTCGGTCCGGTGATGTCCAGGCGCAGCTTGATGTACTGGCCGCCACCGTCGTTGGTGTTCTTCAGCTCAGCCTGTGTGATGCTGGCGTTGTAGTTGCCTTCTGGCAGCGGCTCAAAGTTGCCGCCAGTGCCTTGCGGCAGTTCGTTTGCGTCGAAAGTTTGTCCGAGAAAAGCCATGATGAATTACTCCTTAATGATGTCAATGGTGAAAGAAGGGCGGCCAGGCTTGGCCGTGATTGCTCCAGCCAGTGGCCGAGTGATACGTTCGTCCGAGGCCTTCCAGATGGCCATGTTGATCTCCGGCTTCCAGCGAAACAGCGTCGAGAGGTGATCTGTCAGACCAGCCTCTGCGGCCAGCTCCTGCACCTTGTCTGCATCCACCTTGCGGTCGATGCGACCCACGACCTTGACCCGAAAGCCTTCGAGCGCCAGGGTCTCGGTGCCTTCGGTGTCGTCACGGATGCTGGCAACCTTACGCATGGCGTCCTCAAGGTCGCGGCGCTTTTCGACTGCCACACGCTCGGCCTCTTTGGCCTCCAGCCATTCGGCTGCCATTTGCTCCATCGTCTTCATGCGGTCCTCGCTTTCAGCATGGCGTCTGCCATCGAATACATGCCCAATGCAATGCGGTCTTGCATTTCTGGGCCAATGTCTTGAGCTGGCTTGAGACCGACCATAAAGCCTTGCAAGGCTTTTGCCGCAAAGTAGTCGCGCAGGGTCATGCCGTCATCTAGAACTTGATTGTCTATTGCCACTGGAAACGCTGGCCCACCTGTTTTTGTATAGTTCATGCCTTGCCTCCAATCTTGGCGATGACTGCACTCAGGTCAGGTGCCTCCCAGGCATCCAGCTTTCCGCTGCGATCCTTGGCAAGCCACAGGCCATCCGAGTCGCACATCAGCGCACGCTGGGTGGCTCCGTCGCCATCCTTCTCCACACGCAGGGCCAGTACCTCGTCGAAGAAGTAGGGCAGCGCCTGGCCGGTTTTGTTGCCTGGCATCGAGGGCGCGTACAGAACCCGGCCCATCTCGTCCTGCGTCTTCTCCAGCTTGGCGCTCATATAGACGTGGCGGCCAGGCAGGTCGCGGAAGGCGCGAATGATGTCAGCCATCTGCTCCTGCATCGCACCGTAGGCCTGGCGTGGGTCTTTGGTGGCCTTCTTCTCAGTGTTCAGGCAGACCTCAGCGATCTCGCTGATGGAGTCAAGCGCAACCGATTTGTAGGACTTGGCCTCGTCGCTGCTGGTCAGCCAGGTGTAAGCCTCCTGCAGCTCAGTCATCGAGGTGATCTCGATGAAGGGCAGGTCGGCGTCCTGGATGGACAGCAGGCCGCCTTCAGCCGAAAGCACAATGGGGCTGGGGAGGGTTTTGATCAGGCTGGTCTTGCCAGCACCGGCCTGGCCATAGACCAGGACTTTCACACCGTTGGCAGCCAAGCTGCCGGTGGTCTTCACGTTGATTGCCATCAGGCTCTCCTTTGGGTTGCTGCGCTTTCGGACCATCCGGTTGCGCAGTGGTTGCACTTTACCATGTTTTCCGGGTAAGATGTCAACACCCCATGAAAAATTATCTGGAAGGAATGAAATGAAGACCCAAGAGGCAATCGACCACTACGGCAGCACCAAGAAGCTGGCCGACGCACTGGGCATCTGGCCCCAGGTGATCTACACATGGGGCGAGACCCCGCCGATGGGGCGGCAGTACGAGCTGGAGGTAAAGACAGAAGGAGAACTCAAGGCAGACCGTAATGACCAGCAAAGCTGAAGCAGCCCTTACCTACGCATCTTGGGGCTGGCATGTCCTGCCTGTCGTGCCCAATGGCAAGGTGCCTGCCACCCAGCATGGGGTGAAGGACGCCACCACAGACCCTGAGCAGATTGCCAAGTGGTGGGCACAGAACCCAGACTTCAACATCGGCATCGCAGCCGGAGAGCGATCCGGCATCGTGGTCTTTGATGTGGACCCCAGAAATGGCGGCGATGCATCCTGGGCAATGTGGCTGCAAACCAATGGCAAGACGCCAGACGGTGCCATGCAGATGACCGCAGGCGGCGGTGAACATCACATTGGCATTTACCACCCAGAGATCAGGTCTTGCAAGCTGTCTGAGGGCGTTGACCTGCTGGCCGATGGCCGGTACTTCGTGGCCTTCCCATCCAGCATTGAAGGGCGCAGCTACCAGTGGGAGGCGTCGTCCGACCCGTTTGATGGCATCGCACCGTTCAGTATCCCTGAAGTCTGGATGCAGTCCTACAGGGCCATGCGCAAACCGGATAACCGCCAGGTGGCCAGCACAGGCGGTGGTCTGATTCAAGGCAGCCGAAACAACGGTCTGACAGCTTTGGGCGGCGCAATGCGGCGCTACGGTATGACAGAGGCCGAGATCATGGCGGCGCTGTCGATTGCCAACGAGACCCGCTGCGAGATACCACTCCCGTCCTCTGAGCTGTCCCAGATCGTCAAGTCGGTCTGCCGGTACGAGCCGGAGTCTGATGTGGCAGCATCCACCAGCATTGGCAGCGATGCAGCCGAGGCGATCTTGGCGGCCACCAAGGCTGAGGTGCAGGAATACTACTTTACCAGGGCAACGTCCTACCTTGGACAGCCAGCTCCGCTGCGGTGGATCATCAAGGGATGGATTCCAGACAGCGGCGTCACAATGGTCTACGGCGAGTCAGGCTCAGGAAAGACCTTCATTACCTTGGACATGGCCTGCCACATTGCCGCTGGCCTGCAGTGGCACGATCACAAGACCAAGCCTGGACTGGTGGTCTACATGGCCGGCGAGGGCAACTATGGCCTGCGCCAGCGGGTTACCGCCTGGTGCAAGACGCACGGTGTCCAGAATCTGGACAACCTGCTGATCTCAAACAAGGCCATTGACATTGACAGCCCAGCCGCTGCAGCACAGATCATCAACGCAGTGCGAGAAATCACCCAGGACGATGCGGTGGCCATCTTCATCGACACTGTAAATAATCACATGTCAGGAGACGAAAACAGCGCCAAGGACACCCGAAACATGCTCAACGCCTGCAATATCGTGGCCAGGGCACTGAGAGCCAGCGTGTGCCTCAATCACCACACAGGGCACGCAGTTGAGTCCAAGCAGCGAGCGCGAGGATCAAGCGCCTGGAAGGCCTCTTTGGACGCCTCCATCTTGGTGACCAAGAGCGACGACAGCATCGAGATTTCCTGCACCAAGATGAAGGATGCAGAGCCTCCGAAACCGTTCTTCGGCAAGCTGCAGACCGTGCCGCTGGGCTGGATTGACGAGGACGGCGAGGAGATTAA